TAATATGACTGAACGTCAGAAGGAATGTATTAATGAAATTCAAGAGCTGATGCTCGCAATAAACGAGACGGTAAAAAAGCACGGTCTTGAGGATGAGTTTATAGCTTGTCTTGCTGTAGGTTTTTTAGACATGAAAAACACACATATTGATGAATACGGTGATGAAAAAGCCAACATGAGTCTGTTGTCTTCTTTTTCTGTTCAAGATGAAGAAGAGTTAGAAGACCTGCTTTCTTACTGTGCCGAAGCGCACAGAATGGAGTCAGAAGAAGATGCTTCTAAAATAGACTATTGGATAAACTTCGGACGAAGAGACGGAGAAGAGAATTAAATAGATTTGCATCAGTAGCTCAATGGATAGAGCAACAGCCTTCTAAGCTGTCGGTTATAGGTTCGACTCCTATCTGGTGTACTAAATTAAATAACAATGATTAGGAAAATAGTTATTGGGCGAGACCCCAAAGATGCTATGGCATACTATATCGGTATGCGAGCAGGTGCAGGCAAAGTAGTTGCCATTACGCAAGACGAATCGTATCTCTACAAATATTCGTCAATCAGATATCTTATTTACACTGAAAACGATGAAGGCACTATGCTTTGGAAAGCAATAGACAATATGCCTTGTATTCTTGAATACGATTTAAAATTTGACTAAATGACAAGAGAAGAAAGATACGCAAGTATGAGTAATTCTAGGTTTGAAGGTGAAACCTATGAAGAGTACAAAGAAAGATTAAAAACAACCCAAGCCGCTCTTAAGTCTTATTTAAGAGGAGTGGGCAGAAAAATTAAATAGAATGAAACCATTACGTCAATTTATAGTCAACATCCCTAACAAGTTTAAGGATGAAATAAAATTAGGTGGCTCTACGATAAAGCTAGTTAATAAATTTAGTGAGTTTGAGCATAGGTTTAATTATGGTCATATTGTCTCTGCGCCTGTTGGATTTAAAAAAGCCGCAATAGGTCAGATATTGTATTTTCACCATCATGTGGTATTAGAACAGCGTTATGACATTGGAGATAATTTATACTTGGTTGATTATGACCCCAATGGAGGATATGAAAATCACGCCATCGCAATTGAAAATGAAGCTGGTGATATTGATATGCTTGGGGATTGGTGTTTTGTTGCACCAGCCGTTGAGCCAGAAGAAAAAACAAGTGATTCTGGTATTGTTCTTGAACTCAAAAAAGAACCTAAAGACGAAGGAGAGTTACTTATTCTGCCAGAAGATTCAGAGTGGATTGGAGCGAGCACTGGTGATGTGGTGGGCTACACAAAGAATTCAGACTATAAGATGGAGCTAGCTAATGGTGACACGGTATATAGAATGAGAATAACAGAATTAGTGTATGCCAAGAAAGACTAAATTTACCACAATAGAAGCATCAACAAGATTGCTTTCCTCTATGGAGGTTGCAATCAACAATATGATTGATGAAATCAGAAAGCCTGTAGATGCAGAGCTTTCTGGCTCTCAGCGAAAGGCTGAACTACAGAGTATTAAACAAACAGCAACAGATGCCAAAGAACTCCTCATCGAATACCAGCGACTTGAGCAAATGGTCAAAGAAATCAAAGACACAGGAGGAATTGAAGAAGACAAAGACTACTCTGGAGGATTCGCAGAGCGATTCTCAAAGTAGTCAAGTATTTATATATTGGGATTATTAATTAAATGAAATGGCAGGTCTTAAAAAGGTTGAGGACTATGATAACTACGTTATCAATATATGTCCCAACGATACAGGTGGGGAGGTTACCGAAATTGGTGGGATTAATATTCAGCTTCCCAAACTACCCCCTAAAAAACAAATCCTCTTTAATGACAGGAAGCAACATCTGCAAATGTGGAGACGACTTCCTGTGCCAGAGGAATTGCAGAGGATTCGCTCTATGGATGAGTGGTACGAAATGCCTTCCGAATTCAAAAAGCGTTTTTCTCCGTACATCGAAAAAGAGTTTGAAAGGAGGCGTAACGGTCTTTGGTTTTACAATAATGGTGAGCCTGTCTACATTACAGGCAGACACTATATGATGCTCCAATGGGAGAAGCTAGACATTGGTTACGGGTATTATTTAGAGTTTCAGAGGAGGCTGTTTGTTCACTTTGCTGCGTGTGAGGTAGACCCACGCTCTATGGGTCAAAACTACGTTAAATGTAGACGTTCTGGATACACCAATATATCATCAGCAATACTTGTAGACGAAGGTACACAGGTAAAAGAAAAGCTGTTGGGTATTCAGTCTAAGACGGGTAAGGATGCACAAGAAAATATCTTCATGAAGAAGGTAGTTCCTATGTACAGGTCACTTCCTTTTTTCTTTAAACCAATCCAAGATGGTACAACTAACCCTCGTATGGAGCTGGCATTTCGTGAACCCTCTAAGCGTATTACCAAGAACAACAAAACAGCAAATAAAGGAGAAGCTCTTAACACGATTATTAATTGGAAGAATACTACCAATAACGCATACGATGGTGAGAAACTTCATATCCTGTATCTTGATGAGGCAGGGAAGTGGGAAAGACCTACAGACATTCGTGAGGCATGGCGTATTGAAAGAACCTGTTTAATTGTAGGTAGAAGAATTGTAGGCAAAGCCTTGGTGGGTTCTACTGTAAACCCAATGGATAAAGGTGGAAAACAATATAAACAACTCTGGAGAGACTCAGACCCAGATGACAGAAATGCAAACGGAAGAACAAAAACTGGACTTTATAGATTATTTATACCATCCTACGAAGCTCTCGAAGGTTTCTTTGACGAGTATGGTAATCCAATTATTGAAGACCCAGAAACACCAGTTAAAACGATTGACGGGGAGTATGTGGACATTGGTGCAAAGACTTATCTTAAAAATGAAAGGGATGCTTTAAAGCACGATGCCAGAGAATTAAATGAGCAGGTTAGACAGTTTCCTTTTACTATTGATGAGGCTATGCGTGATAGTATTACTGGGTCTACTTTTAATATTGGAAGGATATACGAGCAAATAGAACACAATCAAGAGTTGTTTCCTAACCCCGTAGTTCGTGGTAACTTTAGCTGGAAAGAGGGAGGCAACGACAAAGAGGTTGTTTTTAATCCAAATAAAGAGGGTAGGTGGCATGTTTCTTGGATGCCTAAGCCAGAAGACAGAAACAAATACAAAATAATATATGGCAAAAAGCATCCAGCAAACGACCATATAGGAGTAGGTGGTGTCGATAGCTATGACTTAGATTCAACGACAGACAATAGAGGCTCAAAAGGAGCTTGCCATCTTTATAATAAATTCAACATGGCTGCACCAGCAAATATGTTTGTTGCTGAGTATGCATCTCGTCCACCTTTGGCACGTATCTTTTACGAGGATGTGCTGCTTGCTGCTGTATTCTATGGCTACCCACTGCTTATTGAAAACAACAAGTATGGTATTGTAAGGTATTTCGAATCAAGGGGATACGAAGAGTACGTGATGAAAAGACCCGACCATTTGAAGTCTCCTAATGCAGCTTCTAATACAAAGACTCGTGGTATACCATCAAACTCTGTAGACGTTATACAGTCTCACGCACAGGCTATTGAAGCTTTTGTAGAAGAACACGTAGGTATAAATACTCAGACAGGGGATATGGGTAAAATGTATTTTGACAGAACCCTTGAAGACTGGATTGGATATAAGATAGATAATCGTACTAAATACGATTTAACTATATCAAGTGGATTGGCACTGTTAGGTGCTCAAAAAACAAAAACAATAAAGAAAGAATCAGAGTTCAATGACAAAAAGTTTTTCCGTAGATACAAGGAAATAAGACGCTAATAGGCAGTGTTTTAATTTTGTATCTTTGCGAGGAAGTATTCTGCGAAACGCTATGTACAATAACGACAACAATAAAGGAAAGTATGGTAGCTTTCCAGACCCATTTGCACCTTTCTCTAAGAAAATATCCAAATCTTATGGACTGAAGTATGCTAAATCTATTGAAAAACAATGGGGTAGTTATACTGATGAAAAGAGTCTTTTCAGAAGAAGGTATAGTGATTTTGAAACTAATCGGGATTATGCAAACGGGACACAAGATACTTCAATCTATAAACAGATTCTCAACTCATTAGACCCTAATAATGGGGACGGTACGTTACTAAACCTTGATTGGTCTCCAGTGCCTATCGTCCCTAAGTTTGTAAAGATTGTTGTAAACAACATTCTATCTAGAAAACCATATCCAAATGTACGTGCTATCGACCCTTTGTCACAAAGCGATAAAGACAAAGAGCGTGCTAAAAAAATGTTTGAGGTAAAAAACAGACAGCTTATTTCTCAAATGCAAGACATGGGTGTGGAGACTGGTACGAACTTAAAAGAAGTACCAGAGACTCCAGAAGAAGCAGAAATTTTTATGGATACCAATATTAAAACTGCAGCTGAAATAGCAGCGCAGGTTGGTACAAATATTACATTAGAGTGGAACGATTTTGACCAGCGTGTTTACCGTAGAGCGGTAAACGACTTGGTTTCTTGTGGTATAGGTGTGATTAAGAGAAACAATGACCCAAACTATGGCATATCAGAAGAGTATATCGACCCAGCCTATTTCTTTCATAGCTACACCGAAGACCCTACATTTAGTGACCTCGTTTATGCAGGACACATCAAAAGGATTAGCATTTCTGAACTCAAACGTATCGCTGGTGATGAGCTTACAGAAGAGCAGTATGAAAAGATAGCGCAAAGCGTAAAAAATAAATACAACAACAATTCTGAAAGGTTAACTTCTAGAATGTATGACCAGACTCAAGACCGTACTACTTACGGATATGATGAGTTTATTGTTGAAGTTATGGACTTTGAGTTCCTGTCTGTAGATGACATGATGTTTGAAGAGAAAGGCTCTAAGTTTGGAAATGTAGGCTTTTACTACAAAGGAATGGAGTACACACCTCCAAAAGAATCTGTTTACGATAGAAAGCCTTTTAACATGAGTGTACAAACTGTGTTTGGTGGTAGTTATGTTGTAGGCTGTGATTATATTTATGATTACGGACAAAAAGCCAACGTGCCTAAAAACGCTCATGATTTAACAAGGGCAAGATTGTCTTACTCTGTAGTAGCTACCAACTTACGCAGAATGATGCCTAAGTCCCTTGTAGCTTCTGTAATAGGTTTTGCAGACCAATTACAGCTTTCACATTTAAAGCTTCAACAAGCAATTGCTAAAGCAAAGCCAGACGGTTTGATTGTAGATGTTGAAGGATTAGAAAATGTGCAGCTAGGTAAAGGCGGTGAATTACAGCCTTTAGATATTCAAGATATATATGAACAAACAGGTGTATTCTACTACAGAAGCAAGAACCCAGAAGGTGGTTTCCAAAACCCACCAGTCCGTTCTTTGGATAACAGCATTCGCAATATCAATGAGCTTATCGGTATCTATAATCATAATCTTCGCCTCATTCGTGATACAACAGGGATAAACGAAGTTATGGATGGCACTTCTCCAAAAGGAGAACAATTAGTTGGCGTAAGACAACAGGCTATCGCTGCTGGTAACAACGCTATTTATGATATTACAAACTCTGCTATTTATTTATATAGTAGGGTATGCGAAGACATCGTAAAATGTCTTCAAATACTACCTGTCAAATCTGTGTTGTTTGAAGCTTATGAAAGAGCTATTGGTAAAACCAACATGGAAGTGTTGTCTTCATTTGGGGATTTACCAATGTATAATTTTGGTGTAAAGATTCAGACAGAAATGGACGAAACAGAGAAAGCCTACCTAGAGCAAAATATTCAAGTAGCACTTTCTCAGAGAGAGATAGACTTGGAGGATGCTATGGCAGTCCGACAACTAAAAGATGTAGACCAAGCAGAAAGACTTCTTATTGTAAGACGTAAGAAACGTATGGGTATGAATCAGCAGATTGCTCAACAAAACTCTCAGATGCAGGCACAAGCAAATCAAGCTACTGCTCAAGCTACTTCTCAAGGAAGAATGCAGGAGATTCAAATGCAGGCACAAGCTAAGATTGCTGAAATTCAAGCGAAGGCTCAAGCTGATGCTCAGTTGTTGCAATTAGAATATGGGCTTAAAGGTCAGATTGAATCTGGTAAAGCTCAATTAAATGCAGGCATGAAACAACAGGATATGCAGTTTAGAAAAAGCTTAGAATCTGAAAAGGATGACCGCAAAGATGACCGTGTTAAAAAGCAAGCTGTTGAAATGTCTAAAATGATTGAGCAGAGAAAAGGAAATAGAGGAGAGCTGCAAGACGAAGGTGATAGCCTAGTCGATACGCTAACGTCTTAATAATTAGTAACTTTGTAAAAAATATAAGATAATGAGTAAGAATTTTAGCCCAAACGCTGTAAATCAGCAAACATTTGGAGCAGCAGGATTTGATTATATTGCAGCAGCAGACACGGGAGCAACAGCACTAGATTTTGTAGCTATTACTGTTCTTGAGGATGCTACTGTGGGAAGTAATGAAATCGTAACCACTACAGGGGATAATATACCTGCTGCCGTAACACTTCCTGCTGGCATTACTATCTATGGTGATTTTACTAGAGTGCATTTAAGCGCAGGTAAAGCTATTGCATACTTTAGAGCATTAGGATAATATGTTAGGATTAGGTCTTTCATTAGGTAAGTCTTCTTTTGTTGGAGGTGGAGGTGTGTCGTTTGATTCCGACTATCAAGCTATTTTGGACTATGCTAGCGGAGAAGGACATACCGCTCCAAATGCTGCCCAACAAACAGCCCAAAATGCTCTAGTAGCTTCTTTAAAAGGTGGTGCTAATGTTTGGGATGAGCTAGACGGACTTTACGTTTTTGCTAATAATGGTAGCGAAGCCTTTGCTCTTATAAATTGGAAGAACTTAACATCAGCAGCAGAAGCAGATGCAGTAAGCAGTATTGCTTGGGCTTCAGATAACGGATTTACTGGAGATGGTTCTGCTGATTATATAGACACTAACTTTGTACCTAGTGCCTCATCACCAGTTACTAAGTTTCAAGTAGACAGTGCTAGTGTTGGTATATATACTGCTCAACTAATAAACAATGCAAATAATAGTAGACATTATCCTATTTCGTTTAATGAAAGCAGCTATAGAATAAGGTGGCTAAACCAATGGAACGGAGCTAACAGGTTAGGGGTATCATCCGCTGGGTTGGCAAATCCTAATCCTCCTTCTTCTGCAGCAGGTTTGCAGGGTATGATGAAAAGCTCTGGCGGTAAAAATGCAGGTTTAGATTCTAGTGGTAGCATAGTACATGAAAGGTCTGCTGGTTCTGCTGCTGCACTTGCAACGAATAACTTATGGTTTTTAAGATATAGCGGTAATTATAGTGATGCTAATATAAAACTAGGTTTTGTCGGAGGTAAGTTTACTTCTACCCAATGGGGTGAATTTGTAACGGCAGTAGATACTTATGTAGCAACTTTATCTCCATAATAGAATGAAAGTACTTAAAGCAACACAAGCGCAATACAAAGCCCTAGAAGGCTATAGAAACGGCTCTAGAGTTTTAAGATTTGCAACCGATGCAAACGGAAACTATATAATAGGAAAGGGAGTACTAACACACCCAGCCTATGAAGCTAAACATAGCGAGCTTGAAGAGTTAGAAGAAATAGACCATGTGCCAATACCCGATATAGAATAAAACACATTGATTTACAGGTACATGCAATAAAAACATATTATAATTCTTCTTATCTTTGTAATTGATATAAAAGAGGTATTATGCACAAGTACATAGTAGTAAAAACAGATACTGACGAAGGAGAGTTTAAAATTGCTCTTGACGATATTCAAGCTTTTGGCAGAGGTTCATCAAACACGACTTTAGTTTTTTATTTAAAAGGCGGTCATGTTGCTGAGGTGAAAGCTAGTACCGCAGGAACTATGGCTAAGTGCGCTGAACAGGTAGCTACCGCTTTAGCTAGTTACAAAAAAGCTAGAGCTGAGGTCAGAATGCCTAGTATGGATTTAAGACTTAAAGACGTAGACTGTGAATTAACATATCCTCCAACTGCATTTGAAGTTTTACAGGTTGCTGTAGGTCTTTCTACAGGAGCTACATACACACAACAAACATTAGCTTAAAATATTATGAAAAGTCACAAGTTAATAGAGATTCAAGTAAATATTAGTGACGCTCCTCCGTTTTACTTTAGTGTAGACGATATCGTAAGTATTGATAACGGTGAAAATACTAAAATAAAAATATTTTACGAAGGCGGTGCTATTATTGAATTACCTGTAGTAAGTCACACTGACGAAACTTTAAGAAACGAAATATACAGACTTATTAAACTCGCAAGGTCTGATTATCATAGTGCAGGAAAAAAGAACCAAGTTGTTTACCCAGTTGCCTCTACTCTTGTAGATAGCGGAGACACAAATGTATCGAAGCTTACAGATGAAGCAACATTCTTTAATCCTAGCATAGCTGTTTCAGAAGTGTAAGGTATTGAAACATAAATAGTTAAAAGAAATAATCGCTATCTTTGTAGCGTAAAAGATTAAAAAAAATAAACATGGCAAGATTTATAACATTTGCAGTTACTGGTGAAGGTAATCATACGATTGCCGTGAAAGATATAATTGGAATAGCACAGACTGCTAATGACACAACTGTGATTTTTCAAAAAGGAGGAGTAGTGACTAGTTGTACTCATAATGATGATTCTACTGCAGATGCGGTCTACACAGAATTGTTAGCAGGTATTGAAGCAGCTCAAGATGCTCTAAAATCTCCAAGTCCTTCTATAAGAGACGTTGAAGAGAAAAATATTACACTAACTGAAGCTGTATCTGCAATAGCAACAGCTTAATAAAAAATTATCATGACAAGCAAATATTTAAAAATTCCATTCGATAACAGTGGTACTGCAAGACCAGATATTGTAATTGCTGCTGAAGGTATTGCTACAGTAGACCAACACAGTGGTACAAGTTGTAAAATTCATTACGCTGATGGTGGTTTGGTAACATTGACTACTGAAAATCACGCTGACGAAAATGTTCGTGATGCGATTGTATTACAAATTAAAAAAGCAATGTCAGACTTAGCATCGCCTATCGGTGAGTTAAAAAGCAAAAAATACTACGTAGTTGCACCAACAAACAATGTAGATGCTGTTACTTTTGCATAAGAATTATTAATATACTGATATTCAGAAGGCTGCATTTACGTGCAGCCTTTTTTTATATCTTTGTCTAATGAAAGCGAAGAAGAAAGACTCACGTTTAGAAAGGGCAGGAGTATCTGGTTATAACAAACCTAAGCGTACCCCTAACCATCCTAAAAAGTCTCACATCGTTGTCGCTAAGTCTGGCTCTACTATTAAAACAATTCGTTTTGGAGAACAAGGGGCAAGCACAGCAGGAAAACCTAAAGCTGGCGAGTCTGCTAAAATGAAAGCAAAAAGAAAATCGTTCAAAGCTCGTCACAGAAAAAACATTGTTAAAGGCGTTTTAAGTGCAGCATATTGGGCTAATAAAGTTAAGTGGTAATGACGGAATCAGACTTCAGATTAATATTACTAAACGCAACAGCTTTTACAATATCTATGGCTCACGTTGAGATGGCTCTCAAGCTAATGCTTCTAATCGTATCTATCGGATACACCTTACAACGCTGGTATCTTCTTCGGAAAGACAAGGCTAAAAAATGAAACTCTCGTTACTATCTAAGATATCTTTAGCAATAGCCATTGCTATTATGGTGTCTTTTTTTTCTTATCAAAGCGCATTGCTTATAGAGTATGCTGAACTTAGCAGGAAATCTGTTTGGTACGGATGGATAGCTATTGTTTCTTTTATGCCTTTCTTCTTTTTTGTTGCTGTAGAGTTTATCAGAAAGGTTAGGTATAAATTTCAGTCTATAGACGATACACTTTCGGCAATCAACAAGTCTAACGCACTAGTAGAGTTTGACACAAACGGAACTATACTTTCTTGTAACAGTATATTTTGTGATACTACAGGCTATTCTGAAGAAGAGGTTATAGGTAAACATCACAGAATGTTTATGCCTAGTGATACAGATGAAGATAAATACAATACCTTTTGGTATAACCTGAGAAAAGGCAAAGTAAGTAGCGGTGAGTTTTTGCGTATAGATAAAAAGGGCAAGGAGTTCTGGATATACGGAAACTACAACCCTATTAAAAATCCATACGGAGAAGTTTATCGTGTGCTTAAGATTGCTACAGATATTACCGACAAGAAGATTATAGAGTTTGAGGTAAATAAAAAGAATGGGTATCTAGAACACGCTGCAAAGATTCTAAGACACGATATGCATTCTGGTATCAACACATATATACCAAGAGGATTAAGCTCCTTAAAACGCAGATTAACGCAACAAAACATAACAGATTTAAAAATATCAGCACCGCTTAAAATGATACAAGAGGGGTTGATACATACACAGAAAGTATACAAGGGTGTTAAAGAGTTTACCAACCTTGTAAAGAATGATGCTCAATTAGAAAAGAACGTAGTAAACCTACGAGATATCCTGTTGAGTTACTTATCGTCAACATCATACATTAAACAAGTAGAAATAAAAGAACTGGTAGATTTCAAAGTCAACGAGGCTTTGTTCTGTACTGCTGTAGACAACCTAATTAGAAACGGACTAAAATATAATGATAACTCTACAAAAAGGGTGTCTATTTATATGGAAAGCGAAAGTATTTTAGTAGTTGAAGACAATGGAAGGGGTATGAATCAAGAAAACTTTGATAACTACTCCAAAGCATATGCTAGGAAGGAAGACCAAAATGAAAATGGAAGCGGTCTTGGATTAAATATATGTGTAGCCATCGTTGAAGAACACGGATTTAAAATAACAGCAGAAAAATTAGAACAAGGAACAAAAATAAGAATACAACTATGATTGACTCTATACTACTAATAGATGACGAAGACCTATTTCACTTAGTCTTTGAAGATGCGTGTAGCCTTCTTGACATGACACTATCTCTACAAGCACTAAACTCTTCAGATGAAGCAGACCGCCTTTTTAAAAAGTGGTTTGAAGAAAGCCCAGCAATGGACAGACCAGAATGTGTCTTTGTAGACCTAAACATTATTGGCTCAAGCTTTGACGGCATTGAGCTTATCAGAAAAATAAATACAGATTATGGAAATGGAGTGGTTATTGGCATCATATCTAGCTCTGATGATAACCAAGAAATTGATAAAGCGAAAGAAGTAGGCGCACAGTTTTGGATTATTAAGTCTGATGAAATAGAACCACGTTTAGAAGAGTTTGTAAAAGACTATGACGGCTACGTGTCTCGAAAAGCTCCATTTAAAATATATAAATGATAAATGGTAACGACACTATAAATGAAGCCTTACGTAAAGCAAAAGCTAAAAAGGTTTACATAGAAGGAAACTTTGTAAAGATTCTTAAAGATTCTTTACATAAAGATGTCGTTACATATATAGAGGAGTGCAAAACAAAAGACAGACTAGCCAGAAGAAAAAGGCTTGACGTTACTAAGCAAGTACAGGCTCAGAACAAAGAACTGGAAGAAGCTGCTGTAGTAAAAGAAGCTCTTGTAATAGAGCTTCAAAATGAAAAGGGTGAAGCTGAAAAACTAAGGGATGAAGCTGTTGAAGATTTAGACCTTATGCAAAAGCGTACTCAGTTTGAGCTGATAGGTCTTATTGTAAAGGTTGCTCTGGTTATTATTATAGGTGTAGGCATACTAACTACCCTTATGTATGTTACAGCTATGTTAGCTAATAAGGACACTACAATACTAGGAAACGCTTGGAGTAATCTGTTTGGTATACTACTGACCAACAGCTTCAGTATCATAGGAACTATAATGGGAGTGAAGTATGCCACAGAAAAAAACTAGTTACGCAGATAGTGTAAGAGATTGGGCAAGCGGCTATAAAGATAGTGTAGCTGTAGATTATGATGTTTCTCAAATGCGCTACATCTATGTTCATAAAGACCATAAAGACAGTTGGAAGGGGAAAGAAGAAAGTAATGAAGGTGTAGCTACAGCTAATTGGCAATATTGGATAGTCCCTACCTTTTTTGCTATTATGATAGTTCTTATAATATTTGCAATGATATTATACAGGGACAATAATAAAGCTCTAAACGAAAAAAGAAAAGATACTATACTTGGCATGATGCGTAAAAAATAAAGCAGTATAATTCGTAACTTCGTAGTTCGTTTTTGTTTAACCTATAAATATTTTCCAATGAGCGACAGCTTTGCAAATTTCGTCAACGAATTAGAATCAGCAGAACAACCAACCTGTGGGATTGATAATCCAGAAGACTGTGAAGCCTGTGGCAGCTAAATTATGAGTTCCGCTAAGAAATCAAACCCTGCATTATGGAAGCGCATCGTAGCAGCAGTAAAAGCTGGTACGAAAGGTGGTCGTGCTGGTCAGTGGTCTGCTCGTAAGGCACAGCTGGCTGTAGCTAGATATAAAAAAGGAGGAGGAGGTTACAGAGGTGCTAAGAAGAAAAGCAATAAACTAAGTAAGTGGACGAAGCAAAAGTGGAGAACATCAGATGGAAAGAAGTCTGGAGGAAAGAAACGTTACTTACCAGATGCAGCTTGGAAAGCACTAAGTCCAGCGGAAAAAAGAGCTACTAATAGAGCAAAGGCAGCAGGCAACAAAAAAGGAAAACAGTTTGTAAGACAACCCAAAAGGATAGCCAAGAAGGTTAGACAATACAGGAAGTAATGCAAAAGACTGATTAATAAAGGGGTACGCTAATAACGTATCCCTTTTTTGTTTAATTTTGTATCATAATTGCAATTAAATAAAATATGAGTGATTTAAACAAAGCATTAGAGGATATTGCTGGTTCTATGGGGATTCAGGTAAATTCAAATCCACAACCAGAAGAAACACCTCAACAAGAAGCTCCTAGTGAGCCGCAACCACAAGCGGAAACGGCTCAACCAGAAGAGCCACAGCAAGAACAAGCTGTGCAAGAGGTTGTAGAAAATGTACAACCCGAACAACAGGCAGCCGTAGAGCAGCCAGAAAGTTCTTTACAAGAAGAAGATGATGTTTCTGACGAGGACATCGAAGCTGCAATGCTTTCTTATATGAGCGAAAGGCTCGGTAGACAAGTAAGTAGTTTTGATGAATTCAATGAAACTCAAAATAAGTCTGTAGATATCGATGAGCGTGTAGCTGCGATAAACGAATTCGTTACACAGACAGGTCGTGACCCTCAAGATTGGTTTACATATCAAGCTATGAATCCATCCGAAATGGATGATTTAAGTGCGATAAAAACACAGCTTAAGAGTCAATACGGTGACTTGTCTAATGATGATTTAAATCTACTTGTCAACAATAAGTACAAACTGGACGCAGAAATGTACGAAGACAATGAGATTCGTTTATCACAGATTCAGCTTAAGATGGATGCGGACAAAGCTAGACAAGAGATTGAAGGCTTGCGTTCTCAATACGCTGCACCTGTTAAGCAGGAGCAGCAAGAGTACGAAGGAATTGTAAATGAAGAATGGGTTAACACTATGTCTGCTGAGGTCGATGCACTAGATGGCATCGAGTTTCAAGTATCAAAAGACAAAGCGTTTACATTCGGATTGGAAGATAACTACAAGTCGGAACTCAAGTCTAAAAATGAGCAAATCGAAGATTTCTTTGGCTCGTATATGGATAAGCAAGGTCAATGGGACTTTGAGAAATGGAATATGCACCAAGCTGTGCTAGACAATATCGAAACGATAGTTAAATCCGCTTATTCTCAAGGTCTTGGAGAAGGTCAACGTGGATTGGTTAATAAGGCTGCTAACGTGCAGTACTCTGACCCAAGTCAAGTTAGCAACGCAACAAATCCAAATCAGCCAGATACAAAAGAACAGCTTCGCCAAGCTCTAGGTTTAAATGATAATGGATTAACGTTTAAAATTTAAAAATAATGGCAACATTAGATACTAACTCAGCAGGTGCTTCATTTACGCATCCGCTATACACACCAGACAACACATCTGCTGGTGGATACGCAACCCAAAGAATTGGTTCTTTAACGGCTGCTAACTATGTTTCTCTTTACGATTTAATTGAGAGACCAGACAACAGAGACTTACTTGTAAAAACTTACGGTGCTCAAGGCATTACAGGTTTCTTGCAAATGGTAGGGGCTGTAAAAGCTAACGGTTCTGCTTCAGAAGTACAGTACTGGGAAGAAGAGCGTTTACACAGAAAGCAAACAATCTCTTCTATTACTGGTGGTAACACTTCTAAGCGTGTTGTATTGGCTTGTGCTTCTGGTAAACTAATCGTAAGAAACAATGACGTTGTATTGACAAAAGCTGGTAAGCGTGCGCTTGTTGTAGCTAACGATGGTGCTAATGCTTACACCCTTGTTCCTTTAGCTGATGCTAACTTGGACACATTTACTACAAGTGATGAATTAACCATAGTAGGTAACTTGTATGCTGAAGGTAGCGAACAACCTACAGCATGGATGCAATCTGGTATCGTTAGACGTGCTAACAAATACAACATCATTAAAGACATCTATAAAGTAAGTGGTTCTCAAGCTACTAACATTGGATGGGTCAACGTAGGTGGACAAAACATGTGGTACATCAAGTCTGAGGCTGACACTCGTCAGCGTTTTATGGACAAGCGTGAAATGATGATGATTTTAGGTGATGACATCGCACTAGCAGCAGCTATTAATGGTTCTGATACAGTAGACCATAATGATATTGATGGTGGTGAAGGTTACTTTGCTGCAATCGAGGATAGAGGTATTGTTGCTTCTGACTTGATTTCGTCTTTGTCTGATATGGATGACTTGATAAAAGTTCTTGACAAAGAAGGTGGAGCATCTGAGTACGCTATGTACGTAAACAGAGCGCAAGACTTGCGTATTGATGATATCCTTGCTCAAGGTGTAGGTGCTTCTGTAACTACAGGTGCTGCTGCATTCGGTTCATTCAACAACAGCCCAGAAACAGCAATTTCTTTAGGATTCCGCTCATTCAATCGTGGCGGTTACAGCTTCCACAAGCATGACTGGAAACTATTGAACGACCCAACATTGTTGGCTGATTCTAAGTTTGCTGGTGTTTGTGTACCTATGGCTAAAGTTGCTGACCCTAAGACTGGTGAGAAGTCTCCATCTTTGGAAATGAACTACAAGGCTGTTAACGGATACTCTCGTGAAATGGAGCACTGGATGACAGGTTCTGTTCTTGGAGCAACAAACTCAACTGAGGATGCTGTTTCATTCCACTACCGTTCTGAGTGTAACTTGGTTACTCGTGCTGCTAACCAGCACGTATTGATTAAGTCAGCTTAATCATACATAATATAGAGAGGGGGCTAAGTCCCCTCTCTTTTTTTTAATTTTATTTAATACATAAACAAAATGGCAAAAACTGCTAAAGCAGCTCCCAAAGCTGCGCCTAAAGCTGCACCTATTGCAGCGATTCAAAAAAAATCATCTAAGATTAAAAGAAATCTAGAAGATGATGCTAGAAAAACAAAAGTTTACAAAATCGAAAACGGTGGGGGTATTTGGTATAAACTACGCCAAAGAGACATTACTATTTTTGACGAAACGACAAACTCTGTAAGACAGCTTATCTACGCTGCAAACGAGAATAGTATTTTTGCAGATGAACAAAGCCAAAATGCTCTAAGAGAGCAAATCATCTTTAGACGAAAAGAGCTTTATGTTCCTTACACTAAACCTAATCTGTGCAAGTACTTAGACTTACATCCAGATAATATTGCTAACGGAGGAAGTGAATTTTCTTTAGTTAACAATGAAGTAAAAGCTGAAGTTGAAATTGAAACAGAATTTGCAGTAGTTGATGCTGTTAGTATGGTTCGTGATAAATCTATTGACGAGTTGTTACCTGTGGCTTTGTACTTAGGCATTAATGTAAATCAAAAAAACATTGAGATTAAGCGTGAATTGTTAGCTGAAGCTAAATCAAACCCAACAGGTTTTGTTAAAATGTTTGACAACCCAACAGTTAAAGTTAGGAGTACTTTGACTAGTGCTGTTGATTTCCAAATCTTAAAATCCAGTAATGATGGTTTAAGATGGTTTGATACTAATGGTTTAATTGTTTCTACACCAGTAGGTCAAGACACAATGGATGTAGCCACAAGATTCTGTTTGTCAGAGAAAGGAGCTACGGCATATGCAGAAATAGAAGAACAGCTTTCTAAAATCTAATCTTATCTATAATATACTGTATACGAAGGGGTTGCCTAAAAGCAGCCCCTTCTTTTTTGTATCTTTGCGTATAGAACAGGAATATTATGGCATCTGTAAACGAAGTTTATTCAGCACTCAAAAGTCTGGCTAATAAAGACGAACGTGGATTCATCACCCCAAAGGTGTTCAACACGTTTACTTCTATTGCACAGAATAAGATATTTAACGATTTATTCAATGAAATGTCTAAAGCTAAGACTTTACGCTTGCGTAATGTTGATGCTGGTGGCGATAAGTCTTATTTAAAAAGACTGCAAGAAGATTTAGCATACTTTTCTAAAACATCTGGAAACATAGCTGTAAGTACTGGAGTTTCATCAAAGCCAGACGACTTGGCTAGAATTATATCTATGAAAACATCTGGACTATCAACTGATGTACCTATAGATATTATATACGATGAGGCTAAGATTGATTATATAACCGCATCTAATCTTTCTGCACCTTCAACATCTTCTCCAGTTGCTTTGATATCTGATGATATTAATATATTTCCCACATCTGGTATTGCAAATATAAAAGTAAGGTATTACAAATACCCAGAAGGAAGGAATGTAAGCACAGGTGCTAGAACATCTTCATCTCCTAAATACAATGCACAAAACCTAGGTGGTGCGACTGAAGTATTTCAAGCATCAACATCTGTAGATTTTGAATTACCAGACCACTATGTACCGCATTTAGTTTTAGAGATTGGTAAAATGATTGGCATTAACCTGCGTGACCAAGATGTATTTGCATACACAAGTGGTGAAGAGCAGAAACAAAAGCAGTAATAAATGGCTAGAAATACAGTTTCAGTAGACCAAGTTGTAAACGACTTTATGCTCGCCTTAGATGGCGATGACTACGCAAACAATGCAAACGGCATGCTTGTACGTAACTACGCACTTCGTGGTATACGTGAGATGAACTTTGATATTCAGAAAAAAGTAAAATCTCTTCTTCTTACAGTAGACACAACTAAAGATGCTGTTGACCTTCCAGACGATTTTGTAGATTATGTTAAAATCGGAGCTATTGGTGGTGACGGAATAATATATGTGTTTGGAGAAAACAAAAACATTAACGCTGCACTAAAATACAGCCTTGATGGTAGCGGAGACCCTATTGATACTGACGGTGATGGTGTCTTTGACAGGGTAGATGCTAAAAAAGAAGTAAGTACTCTTTCAGCTGATGCAGACCTTGAAACCTACGCTTTTAGAAACTTTATGTATCAAGGTTATTCTGGTCGTGCTTATGGTGCTGGTGGGGGAAGATATGCTGGTCAATTCAGAGTAAACTACGAGCAAAATAGAATAGAGTTAGCTTCTAACCCTAATTACAAAGAGGTAGTTATAGAGTATATTGCAGATGAGGCAAGAAGCACAAATCCAAGTATTCATATCTACGCAGAAAATGCTTTGCGTTCTTATGTTTATTATAGACTTGTTGAGAGAAAGTCAAATGTCCCAATGGGTGAAAAGATGCGTGCAAGAAAAGAATACTATAACGAAAGAAGACTAGCCAACGCTAGACTGAAGTCGTTTACTAAAGAGGAAGCTCTTAAAACTATTAGAAAGAATTACAAGCAAAGCCCTAAAGGTTAATCTATGGCTATTGATAAACTTATACCTCAGTACCTCAACTCGGATACTGACCAGAAACTTGTAAAGTCTGTTGAGATGACAGACAACTTGAATGTTCGTGTGTCTAATGACGATGAAGGAACTGATGGTGTAGTAAAAAACATAAAGGGAAATACTCAAGTAACAAATAAAACCACTGCAGATGCTTTGCCTTCTGGAGAGTGTAGAGTTGTAGGTTCTGTTTCTAATGAAGAAAATAAAGAGGTTTTATTCTTTGTATGGAATGAAAACAACAATCACGGTATATACAGATTAGACCTACCTTCTGGAAAATACAGTAAGCTGTATCAAGATAGCGTATTAGGATTTAGAAAGTATCAACATGTAGAATCTGATGTTATCGTAAATGGAGATGGAGAGACGTTGCTGTACTTTACAGACAACTCAAATCCACCAATGAAGGTAAATGTAAATCGTCTTGTAGCAGGTACATATCCTGCTACATTGACTGGCGGTACTGATGAAGAGAAGCTGTTGTCTTTAACTGTGGCAAAACAGCCTCCACTAAACGCACCTACATTTAACCTTGTTAGTAACACTAACATAAAACAAAACAACATCAATGATAAGACGTTTCAATTTGCTTATCAATACAAATACACTGATGGTGAGTATAGTGCATTATCAGAATACTCTACGCTTGCTGTTGCTCCTGCTCAATTAAAGCAGGACTTTGTAGACGATGGGGCGTATGATTTTTTTAATCAGATTAATGTTTTTGTAAACTCTTCTAAAGGCGATGTAGAAAAAATTGTACTCTACGCTAGAGAAGGAAACGAGGGAGCATTTTTTGAAGTGAAAGAAATTTCAAACGCATCTAGCGGTGCTTCTTTAACTATACAATTTAGAAACGATACTTTGTCATCGTTTCTTTCTACAGATGAGGTAAACAAGAGTTACGACAATGTGCCTCAAGTTGCTAAGGCGCAAGCTGTTGTTGGTGGTAGATTGATGTATGGAAACTATAAAGAGGGTTATCCAAACAAGCTGACAAACGTAACTTCTAGCATTGCACTTAGAGAGAAACCAAACATTTACAATATAACATCTAGAATTGATTATTCATCTGCTGATGCTATATATAGAACCGTTTCAAATGTCCCCACCAATGCATTTGATTTTGCATTGGATTTTTCTAGTCTGCCAGCAACTGTACCTAATGGAAGTATAATAAGATTAAACCTCACATTAGGCGTTGAAACACTTGCGCTTACCCCAAATGGAGGTACTTATGGCGACAATGTTGTTGCTTTTGAAAACCCAGTAACTAGAGGTGGAGAAGCAACTAATATTATAGATACGGTAACACTAACTGTGGGGGACGCTGGAAAAATTGCTTTTCCAGCAGAAGGAATAATTATAAAGAAAGATGTAACCATAACGGGAGGTAGCGGCAGCCAAGCTGATGCTATAACTCAAGTTGCTGATGCTTTGAATTATTTTAAATGTTATTCTGTAGTTGATGCTGATGATACAGATAAAGAGCAATGCACAACGATAAACACTGAATCAAAAGTTTGGTATGCTGGAAAGGCAAACTTTCAGACATTTAAATCTTCTAACTGGAATACATCTATATCAAGTGGATTGCTTAATGTTAGATTAAAATTTGCTGGGGCTGAAGTATTTCCTAAAGCCCTTACTGTGAGGTTAAGCAGTATTCCACTTCCTAGTGTTGGAAACTATGAAGCTAGAGTAAATATTGTAAAAGCTAATAAACTTTATATTGGAGGTCAATCAGATACTGATGGTAACTTCAACAATATGACTTACCAAGACGCTGATGGCTCTACTGTAACCGCAACGATAACAGATGTTATAGATTATAATACTGCTGCTTTTTCTGGGTCTTCCTCTGTTTTTGCAGACAGCATAGACGGTTTTAAATCTTTTAAAGAAAACGCATCTCATAAGTTTGGAATAGTCTATTATGATGATAGAGGTAGGTCAAGCGCAGTAAACGAAATAGATTCTATAGAAATCGCTTCTTTAAGCGAAAGGTCTACAACGGGAGGATACAACAGAAGGTTTGGAAGTCAGATAGATTTAAGAATAGTTCATTCGCCACCTTCTTTTGCGAAGAAGTGGCAAGTGGTTTATGCAGGCAGTAATGAATACGACAAGTTTATTCAATACACAGCCTCGTTAGCACTACCTTCTAAAGATTCTGCAAATAAAAACATTTATGTTTCTATGTCGGGTCTAGAGGGTAAGTCTAGCTCCTATAAAGAAACGAAAGATGCCAACTTAGAGTATAAATTTGAAAAGGGAGATAAAGTAAGAGTATTAAAATACGTTGATTCTTCTGGAAACGATGTGTATCCAGATGATGTAGAGTTTAATGTTCTTTCTTACGATTTTGTTTCTGATGAAAAAGAAGCACCGTTCCTTATTCAGAAAGGTGCTGAATCTTCTTTTACAGGGTTTTTCTTGGCTTTAGAAGATAAAGATGAAACAGGGTTTTCTCATAACGATATAATGTCTGGGAATGACTTTTGGAACGACAACGCTCTTATAGAGATATACACCCCTAAAAAGCAAGTAGAAGAGCCTGTGTATTATGGAATGGGCAAGATGTACGACATTGATTCAAACAAGCATGTTGGGGACAGGTCTGTTACAGCTTCCATTACTTGTGATATAAATGTTTTAAATACAGGTACTACTGGATTTTTTACTTCTGCAACAAGGCTTTTTGTAGACGATACAATAGCAGATGTTGATAGCCAAACATTAACTATTACCGAAGTAATTATACAGACTGATGGAGAGTTTAAATACGGTTTTACAGCAACAGGCTCTGTAACAAAAGCATCTTATACAAATAAATCCGTAGGCAACACCTCTCTTACTGCAATCACATTAAATCAAGGAGATGTATACTTTAGGCTTAGACAGCTGTTCAAGCCTGTAGACTGGTATAGAGAATTGTTTTTAAACGATATATTTTCAGCTAGCCCTTCATTTGATTTAGACTTTATAGAGGATTACTCTGTAAGTGATTTTTTCACTTCTAAGGCTTTTTCTAAAGGTAGACCATACGCAAGGCAGGTAGATGCTAAAACAGTTCGCAGGAAGTCATCTATAACGTATTCAGATGCATATACTATAGACTCAGACAGGTTAGGGCTTAGTTCTTTTAATCTGTCATTAGCTAATTACACAGATTTAGATTTATTGTACGGAGGTATTACTTCTATGGTAAATAGAGGTGATGCTTTAACAGTGATACAAGAAAGTAAAGCTTCTCAGTTGCCTGTAAGCAGACAGCTTTTGGAATACTCTTCTGGTCAAGCTGGAGTTTCTGTATCAAAAAATGTACTAGGTCTTCCTGCATACTACGCTGGAGATTACGGAACATTTAACCCCGAATCTGTTGTAGAAAGATTCGGAGTGGTTTACTATGTAGATGCGCTTGCTGCAAAAGTTATAAGACTTTCATCTGATGGTATTACTGTAATTAGTGATAAAGGAATGAGCAGTTTCTTTGAAGATAAGTTCAGAGACTTAAACTTGATAACAAGAAGGGCTGTTGTTGTGGGTGGTTTTGACCCAGATAATGACGAATATTTAGTTAGTATAGAGTCTGTAAGTAATGCAAACATTACTGTTGGTTCGAATACATACACGCTTCCAGTAGATGACTTAGGTGTGTTTTCCTTCACTGAAGTATCTTACGTTGATGATGCTATTTTGTGGAATCAATGGAACAATAATTGGAATGAGTTTTGTTTGCCTTGGGAGCATATAGGAAGCGGTGTCGTATATCTAGACTCTGTGTTTGAGCTTAACGGCATTCTTATTGACGAGGCTTATGAGTACAGTGCAGCTACTATAAAAATCCTCATAACAGATAGAGCAGGAACTTTCTCCGCAGAAGGGACAATGAATCTATCTAATGGTAAAATCACTTTCCCTTCTACG